TTCTCGCTGCTTTGGCAGCAGGGACGCACTTTGGATATTTTCTTTTTGATCCACTTGCAGATTTTCTTCCACATTCTCTAAATCCTCCACCCTTCTTTTTTGATCCTATATCTACCCATTTTTGTTTAAACCATTTTGTTAGACCACCTTCGGCCATTTTTTTTGAACTTGCTGGGACACAATTAGGAACTAACCGATTGCCTTTTTTCTTCATGCCAGCTTGAACATAGCCGTCCCAACATGATCCTTTTTTATACATTACATTAAATCTTTGTAATAGTCGGCCATACCACCAACTGATTTACCTACAACAGTTTGTAAAGATTTTGCTTGTGACTTATGCAGAGCTGATGCTTTGTTTAAACCTGTAATTACTTTTTTAATTTTTGCATCACCACCTTTATCAAAACCTAACATCTCTTTGCCAAAACCTTTTACTTGATTACTTATATTTTTAAGTTTCTTTTTAACTTTTCTAGCTTTGTCTCTTCCTTGCATTTCTCCGATTGGTGTATTTTTTTTTATTAATTCTTTAGCTTTTTTAATATCACTTTCAGTTAGTCTGTCTTTGGATTTATTTCTTTGTGCTATAGCATATGCTTTTGAAACACCACCTTCATTCTTCATTTGTACCCGTTTAGCTCTTTCCATATCACTTTGAGTAAGTCTACTTTTATCTCTTTTCGCTCTTTTTTTCAAAATGTCCATTGATCTTTTTGTAATATCTAAAGCCTTTTTTCTTTGACCTATAGCTTCTAATTTGGATATGCCACCTTCATTCATCATTCTAGCTTTTTGTAATCTACCCATAGCTGATTGACTACCTGCAGTCATACCACCACCCATTTTCTTTTGAACTTTTTTCTTTTTACCAACACCGATAATAATCATAACAGCTTTACCTTTTTTAGCTTTCATCATTGCACCTTTTGCTGCTGGTTTTGGTCCTCTAAAATCTTTTCTTTTTACACCAGATGGATCTTTAATTTTACCTGCACATATTTTGCTAGCATATGCGTTCGCGTATGCTGACGGATATACCTTGAATTTTCTTTTTGCTGCAGCTTTTCCTCTTGGACATAGTTTAGTCATTTTTTTTCTCCTATTTAAATCTTCTACTTCTAATATATTTTGCTTCTAATTTTGTTTCAGGAGACCCTTTACCAGGGCCTAATTCAGGATTTCTTCCTGTTTTTGTCATTTTCTTTATTTTTTTAGATTTTAATCTTTTAAAAACATCTTCATGAGCCGGATGAAGTCTACCCGTTTTTTTATTTATTAAACCTTTATCTTGCATTCCTAATTTTTCAGTTAAAGATAAATTCTTTTTGCCTTTTATTTTACCTAAGGCTTTACCAAATCCTCTTAAAGCTGCGCCTACTAATCCAGCCATTATTTTTTTCCTCCGTTACGAAATATTTGTGTTCCCTTTATACCATATATCGAAGCCACAACCAAGATCCACAGGTTTGTGAACCATGACGGGAGCTGTGAGAACATATCGAAAAAAAGTTTTACTTTGTCCATAGCAGTTGGATCGTCCGATATCACTGCCCACGCGAGCACCAACACGGGCAAACTGAGAATTATCAAAACTGCCTCGTCCTTCCAGTCTGATTGTCGGGCCTCTAAAAGTTTTCCCTGGTAAGCTTCCTCACCTTTGGCCATACGTTCAGCATGCATTAATTGTGCATCTGACATAGCCATTTTCGTCTTTTGCTTGTTAGCGTAGATTTTACTTCCTGCACTAACCGCTAATTTGATTGCACTTAACCACATTGTACTTGTCCTTCCTTCGTTGACACATATACTCTACCATTTTTCCAACAATTGTGAAAGCCCTCTTACCTGACATCTTCCATTTCCAGGTTTGTTTCCAATTATCTTTACGAACTTTTACAGGCAGTATAGATCCACCAAATTTTTCTACAAATCTTTGAATTATGTCTTTATCACACATTTCAACAGAACATTGAAATGATTTTCTACCTTTTCCTTTGCCCCAAACACCAAAACTACCTTCGCCATCGAATATGCCAGCTAGAAAAAGGATTTTACCTTGTTCTGTTAGGTTATCGTAAGCCGATGAATTTTTTACCAGAGACCTGCACGTTTTTAATTCCTTTAATGTCAGATTTAACTCCTGGTTCTCTATGTGGACATCCTCCTGACTTCAACCCTTGTGGGTTTGGGCCTCTTTTTGGAGGTGGTCCGTACCTCACACCACCGCTTAATCCTTTACGCTTGTTTTGTTCTTCTGATCGCATTTTTTCCTGCCTTAAATATTGATGCAACTTTTGTTTTACCCATAACTTTTGCACGTTGTTCGCCAACTGTTAATATTTGAATTTTTCTTGCAAAAGGTTTGTTAATATTTTTAACTTTTCTCACAGTTGCACTAGCATCTGCTGGTGTTGCAAATTTTATTTTAACTGTATCTCTAGGATTTTCATCCGTATACAATCTTCTACCAGAACCTTTTGGTTTTTTACCTGTACCTATTTTTGGATCTTTATTTTTTCTCAAGTTTTTGCCTCGCTACTGCTAATCTTTCATCAGATTGTTGGTCTTGCACTGCAAGTCTATCATAATCAAAATTTAGACGCTCTGCTGCTCTTAAATTTTCTTGATCTTGCTTAAATGCTGTCTCCTCTGCTTTTCTCTGCATGTCCATTGCCTTCAAGTCTACCTCTTGTTGTTTAATTCTTACAAGTGGATCCTGTTTTGCAGCGTTTGTCTGCATTTCAGTCTGTACTAACTCTTGTGTTATCTGTGCTGCAACCTTTGCTACCTCAGCTTCAAACATAATTTCAAATTGTTCTGGATTTTGTTGTGCCATCTGTTGCATTTGTGGGTCTTGTGCCATCGTTGCCTTAACCGTTGCTTTTGCTTTAAACGATATATGGTCAGATATGTGTGATTGCATCAATGCATATACTTGTGGATTGATTTGTACCATTCGTGATGCCATAAATGCCATGTGTGCAGCTATGTGTGCATCATGATCCTGAAATTCAAATGCTGTAAGTAGTTGCATCTGTAATGCACGTGCGTTTTCCTTCGCTGGATCTAAAGGTTCTGGTTGTTTTGGTGCAGGTTTTAACAATCCTTCGATTTGTTTTGTACCTAACGCTTGATAAACACGTCTATATGCTTCGTGTATGTTGTGAATTTGCGGATTTGTCTGTGCTATTTGCAATTGTGTCTGTGCAAGTGTCACTCTTTGCGCCATGGACATGATATTTGGGTCTGCAACAGGCAAAATATCAACTCTTTCGTCAAAATCTGATTGTTTTATTTGTCTTGCCCCACCATAAACGTCATAAGGGTACTCTGGTGGTAGTGATTCTGCACAAATTTTTGCTAAAATCTTAAATTCCAACCTCATTGCATAGTAACAACGCTTATGAACACCACTCATTACACGTGAACCACGTTCCATTAGTGCAATTGTTGTTCCAACTGCCCTATTTTGTGCATCATTTCCAATATTTGAGTCAGTTATTGCAGCAAATTTTTGTCCCGCTTGTACCACAAAGCCTAATAATTGAAATAATGTTGTTGATGGTTCTGTAAATGGTAAATTAAAAAACTGATCTCGTATATTTCCACCTGGTGCATCGACATCTCTGAACTCTCCAGGTTGAATTGGTTGGTCATCATCTCTTACTCTGATACCTCTTGACTTAAATCCAGCAGGTAAATTTTTTAATGTTCCTGCATCAATCAATTGTCTCAATGATTGGGTTGCGGCTCTGCTCAAACCACCGATCATGTGTGTTAAACCAAAACCATAAAAGCCCAAACCAGGTAAAAATTTGTAATGCACAAAATATTCTATTCGTGCGTATGAGATATCATTAGGTTTGTAGTTTCTGTAAATAGATAAGATCTCTCCTGAACCTTCGTCAATGGTAACTATGTAAGGTATTTTTACTTTTTTTGCCTTGTCATCAAAATTTTCATAGTCGTCTAAATTTAAATCTACGTGCATCTCTAAAATTGTATGCAGCATATCAGACTCTGTTCTTTTTACTCCTTGTAATTCATTTACCTTTTGTTGAACTTGGTCCGTTGTTTCTCTTGGTGATGCAAGTTCAATGTCTCTGTAAAAACCTGCTGCCATTTTTTTTGTAACTTCGTTTTCAGTCATCTTAATTACGTGAGTTATTCTTTCACAATCCTTAAGATCTGATGCGTAGTAAGGCACCACTAAATCTTCAGCAGGTATAAATTTAGAACATGGTCTGCCAATCATTGCATCGTAATATATTTTTTTAAACGTGCTACCGGACAATGGTAAATAAAACAACATTTGATCCATATCAGTTGTGTATTCTTCCATTTCCTCCATTAAAAGGAAGTTCATATATTCTTTAACACGATCTGCTTGTGCTTCGATTTGTGGTGTTTGTAATCCTACAATTTGTGTTCTAACAGGACCATCTGATGGTATTAATTCTTTATAAGCTTGGGCTTGAAATTGAGTTACAGATTCAGCAAGTAATGGATGTGTTACACCACTTGCACCTTTAAATGGTTTTGTAACTTCTTGATATTTTGTGCCTAATAATTCTAAACCTTTGATGTAGGCTTCTTCCCATTCTTTTCTTGAGTTTTTATCTTTTTTGTATTCAGCAATAAGATCACTTGCCATAGAACCAAGAGTTCTTTCATCCATGTTTTCTGCAAGGTTAGCATTGAAGTCATCTTGAGGTCTTTCCTCTACAACTTCTTCTTCACCCTCTACAGAAACATCAATTGGTCCAGTGCCCTCTGGTTGTGGGCCCTCTTCCGTGACTTCTAATTCGTCTTCAATAATTTCGTTGTTTTTCTCTACAGCCATTACTAATTGTACCTCATTGTTTTAAACATATCTACCACAAGACCTCCTTTGGATTTGTATGTTTTTTGTGTGCCTCTCATGAGATTGTTTACTTTTATAGCAAACGCATCAAAATACAAGTTAGGATTATCCTCTGTTATAAGTTTGTATCCTTTCCTTGGATTTTTCACAGCATCTGTATGGGCAATTCTGGTGAAACTCTTACCTGGAATAAAACCTGGCTCACCTTCTTTACCCTGTGGACCTAATAAATGTCCTTCTTTGTAAGTATATTTTTCTTCTGAAATTTTTTTGTATGGTTTTTTTGGATTTGATCGAGAGATTTTGATGGGTCCTGCTGTGCTGTTAAAAAAACGTGCTGTCTTTTTCATCAACTCAGGAATAATAGCTTTACCTTTTTTATTTATCCCTTTACCGCTTGCATATCCATAAGCTCTTTCATTACCAGCAAACCCATCAACACTCGCTTTATAATTAAGCATGTCAAAAGGTAATACAGCAACATAATCTGCACCCTCTCTTGCTGCAAGTTGTAATAAATATTTTAAAGCGTGATCACTATAATCAGCTGCATCAACCATTGGAAAATAATCAACTTCACCTCTCTGCACACCAGAAGTAATTCTCTTTGTATTTCTCAATAAGTCATCAGCTGCTCTATTTATTTGGGATGCATTACCAGTTCTCCCTGCTCTTTGTAATTCATCTTGTAATTTTCTTTGTGCTGATAGAAACATTCTATTTTCAATATCTTTTTGAAAAGGATTCTTACGTGCCTCACCAGAAAGTTGTCTAGCCCTCGATAAAGCTTCACTAACGCTTTTAGCATTATCTGCTTGTATCTGGTGAATAGATAAAACCTTTTTACCATCTGGTGTAAATCTTGTATCAAACCTTACGTGAAAAACTTCATTTTTAACAAATTCACTAAAATGTGAACCACTTGTTTTGAGAGGTTCTATATTACCTGTTATTGGTTCATCTAAATAAAATACAACCTCTCTGTAATTGTCTCCACCCATAAGTGTTTGATCATTATTATAATATTTTGGACCTCGCGCAGATTTAAACGGTGCGCTGTCTTGGGTAATCTCTCCTATAATTTTATTTATTGTTTTGATGTCATTTGGATCTTTTAATCCATTCCTTAATTTTATTAAGTTTTTAATAGCGTCATTGGCTATCTGTGGCACATCTTCTACGTCACCTTTTTGTAAAGCCTTTAAATAATATAAAACACTATCAGCATTATCAAAAGAATCTCTATCGACCATATGAAATTTTTTTGCCATTGATTGTATTAAATTATATTGTTCATCTGCTTTTTTAATTACTTTTTCATAAGTGCCTTGTGGTATTCCAAAGTCTAGGGTTTTTAACCTGTTAACAGGATTTAATTTTAACATGGTACCAACAGTGTTGGCATCTAATTTCATACCAAACTTTTGTGCTGCAAATAATAGTCCACCTGTTAGATCACCACGATCATTGAATATTGCTAAATTCGAATCAAATAATTCTTCTCTCGAAACACTTACCTCTTTACCTGCAAAAGGTCCTCTATCATATTTAAATTTTTTAAGACCCAAAACAGTTCGGGTTGCAGGTTTACCAAAAATATTGAACCTCTCTTTTCTTCTGCTAGTTAAATGTTCAAGCCATTCATCAGCTGTATATTGTCCTCTACCTTTTCTCATCACCCAATCATAAGAAGAAGATCCAAAGGCAGGTGATATATCATCACCCATATGTAAAGGCTTGGTTTGTTTTAAAACCACTGGAGGATTACGTAATTCTCGTACAGCTAATTCTTGACCTTGTGCCTGAGATGGTTTTGGTTCGTAAGTTGTTAGTTTTGTCTGTTGTCCGGTAGCCGGTGTCGCTGATTCTTTCTTACCTTTAAGAAGCCGCTTCCCAAACTGAAATAAACTCCGTAGGGACATAGTCCCTCCTAATACATTTTTGTAGGTTTTGATCTTGCCATTCCACCACCTCTAGCTTTAACCATTGTGCCTGCTTTATAACCCATAGGTCGTTGCATCATGCCACCACCCATTCTTGGTGAAACTTTAGAAGCAGCCACACTGCTTCCTTTCATTACTGTATTTTTTTTAGATTTTTTCTTTTCTTTAATTTTTTCAACAATTTTTTTTGCACCTGCCGCTGCAGCTCCTGCTATAGCTCCTGCAACTCCTAATCTTCCAGCACCTTTAAGAATTTTTTTAACTTTGCTGATTTTTTTTGCTCTTTTCTCAAATGGGTTTACAGGTTTTGTTGGGTCCTTTTTTATTTCACCACCAACTCTTTTACCTTTTTCTTTTCTAAGTAATTTAAAATCCTCTGCATCGATTCTGTTATTTTTATTCTTGTCTAATTTTGCTTGGCCACCAGTAAGCATTCTATTTGCTCTAACATAATCTCTTCTTGCATCTTTTCTCATTCTAATAGCCTCTCTTTCGCTTATTTTTTTCGGAGCTCTTAATCCAAATCTTTTTGCCATAGGTTCTCCTAATAATATTTATAATCCTTTTCTATTTTAAAGTTCGGTTCGTCCCAATCATCTGAATATGTTTGTACAAATCCGCCTTGTCGATATCTTAACACAGCTTGGGTCATAGAATCAACATAGTCATCGTATTGTCCATTGGGGAAGGCTGCACACTCCTCAATGACCTCCTGTGCCCAGTGTTCGTCAAGAGGTGCCCAGACCATACCAGACTCAAATACAGGCGCACAGCTATTTATACGTGTATGCTTGTCTCTGCCTCTTGCAGGCACATAATCGACAACGGGTATACCTGCTCTACGTAATTCGTGAATAAGTGGCTGACCACTGGCTTTTGCCTCAATAATAACAGTTTCAGGCTCCCAGTAATGATATTGCTCTATTGCTAGATTTTTCAAATCTGGAAAGTCATATCTTCCCTTTTGTGCATCTAATAATATTATACATTTCTCATAGCCTTCAAATGGTTCAAAGATACCCCAGGTGGTGATAGCAGAGTAATCTGCAGTTTCTTTTTTTGAGAATGCAGTATCATATGATTGTATTACGTGAAGTAATTTTGGTAATGTTTCTGAATCCCAGTCTTTCCACCAATCTCTTTTGATGATTGCCCCTTCCTCTGAGGTTGGGTCCTGCATGTATTGTGCATTCCAGTTCTTGGTTGAGATAGAAGCTTTTACTGCTTCAAGATCCTCTTTGCTCCAATACTCTGGCCACACAGGTTCATCGTTTGGAAGTATGGCTGGAAATTCTATAACGTCCCATTTGTCTGCTTTTGGTTCTGATTGTGCTTTGATGAGCCTTCCTGTTAGATCATCAGT